CGGAATTAACCATAAGGAAATTAGTATGGACATAATTCTTCCCAATGCTGAGCTCAAATCCAATCTCTTTTATATTTTCTTGCCAAAGACTATAGAATTCATCATTAGTCTTGAAGAGAATATCGTCACCATTGACTAAGACCGGAAGGTCCTTAAGTGCAACAGATCGACCGAGATAAGTTTCGAGCGTCATCCAGTAAGCAACAAGGTTGCAACTGCATAACACAGGGAAAGATAATACACTACCCATTAATTGTCCAGTGCGTTGAGGGAATATAAATGATCCATGTGATTCACAACCAAAAGCTCTCGATTTGATGAAATCAAAGGTCTTTTGGTCTATGGCTCCTGATATGAGTCTTTTCTCAAACTCATTCATCATACCTGTGAATTTATCCTTTCCGGGATATTTTAATTCCTGTTCATATATCACTGACCGCAAAGGTTCAAGGAACTCCTCTGGCAACCGGAGAGTTTCGAACACAGTCTCGATGGACAACTTTGTATACTGGATCTTAAGATTATCAGTAGCAGCACTATAATCTCCAGAGACCCATTTGTCCATACCAGTGATACCCAAGGCACTATGCCTCCGATCTAATTCCTCTATATCATAATGAGAAAGAGGATGCCCAGTCAACCCAAAAGCTGGAATCGTCTGAAGATGATTCCACATAGCCTTTTGAAGCTGACGAGCAAACCACATCCGATATGCGGGTCCTTTTGTTATTAGTCGAACTTTTAAAGGTTCGGTGATGGGATGCACTACGACAGTAGGATCCTCCTTCGGCATAGCATGCAATAAATCATTATACGTTCGTAAATGACTATATGTGTATTGAGACTCAACCTTTCCAGGCCGGGTTTCAATCATGCTATCTAATAACTTCGATGACAATTCGTTACCGAATAGACCAGTAAATATTTCCCCATAAGCCCCGCCATCGCTCTTCCTATAATTAGAAGAAGCTGAGGTGCTTGGGTCGCGGAGTAGATGTGGCACTGACCGGATATTCTTCCAAAATCGTGAGAAATAAGATATAAAAGATATATATTTCTTAGAGACCGTCTGTGTTTTAGAGAGAGCTAATGCATGATCGCATAAAGCTTTACAAATAAAACTATCAGGAACAGTCGCACAACCCCTCTTAACCCCTAACAAGAAAGAATTCATTAGAGGCAGGCAGCGTTTGTTGCCAGAGAGGATACGATTTTTAAGATATCTCTTAACAGCTCCTTTGAAAAGTAGAGCTGAGCCAGTCGAACCCGTATAACCA